ATCGGGCGTTTCGCACTCGAGAAGGTACACTGTAATGGCGATCACAACGTATGACGAGCTCAAGGCATCCATCGCCAACTGGCTTAACCGCGACGACCTGACGGCGGTCATACCAGACTTTATTTCGCTGGCGGAGGCTGACTTGGCTCGAGGGGTCCGCCACTGGCGGATGGAAAAACGCTCAACAGCCACGATTGATACGCGGTACACCGAGCTTCCTGATGGCTTTCTAGATCCAATGCGGTTTCATCTGGGCGTAGATCAGCAGAATATTGAGCTAACATCTCCATCGGAGCTGCAAAAATATAGGAACGAAAGTTCAGATGTTGCAGGTCGCCCAAAGTTGTACGCGATTACCGGCGGCCAAATCGAGGTCTGGCCTTCGCCTGACACTTCGTACACGGGCGAGCTTTACTACTATGCAAAAATAAACCCGTTAAGCGATGCGGTTTCAACAAATTGGGTTCTGCAATACTACCCAGACGCTTATCTTTATGGTTCGCTAATACATTCTGCTCCATACTTGTCAGATGACCAACGGACGACGGTTTGGGCTGCATTGTATAAAAGCGCCACTGATGGTATAAACTCTAATAATGACAAGGCTAAATTTGGCGGCAATCTCCGCCTGCGCGTCAAAAGCTACTGAAGGATAGATCATGGCTACAATTTCAGATTATGTGCTGGACGCTGCGTTGTCCAAGCTAGATACCGAGGCAGACCGTATTGACATCACCTCGCAAGAGGCGACGACCTACGCTGAGGCGACAAGCACTTACACTCTTGGGAACTCAACCTCTTTGTCTTTTGGCGCTCCAGAAGACGGTGACACATCCGGTCGGAAGGTCACTGCGGCAGCCATTACTGATGGCTCAGTTACGGGTTCTGGAAGTGCAACGCACTTTGCAATTGTTGATGTGTCTGCATCGCGCTTGCTGGCTACGGGTTCCCTGACGACGCCGCAGAGCGTAACGTCTGGCAACTCGTTTACAATTGCAACTTTTGACGTAGAAATTCCAGACCCAGCATAAAGGCGTATATAATGGTAACGCTCGCAAACAGAGTTAAGGTCGCCACGGCTACCACTGGCACTGGCACAATCACACTTGGCTCTGCTGAGAGTGGCTATCAGACCTTTGCTGACGCGGGTGTATCGGATGGGCAGACTGTCCGATACACTATTGAGGATAGCGGGGCATGGGAGATCGGCACAGGCACTTATACGGCGTCTGGCACTACTCTCAGCCGTACACTGACCGAGAGCAGCACAGGTTCCCTTTTGAGCCTCTCTGGCGCTGCTATCGTGTTTATCACAGCCGCTGGCGCAGACATCCAGCAACCCCCATCTGAGGGTGCTTTTGCTGATGGTGACAAGACCAAGCTGGATGGCATTGAAGCTGGCGCTGATGTAACTGACACAACCAATGTGACTGCGGCTGGCGCATTGATGGACAGTGAGGTCACGAACCTTGCTCAAGTCAAAGCCTTCGACAGTGCTGACTATGCTACGGCTGCACAGGGTGCGCTTGCTGATAGTGCCTTGCAGTCTGGTGATAACATCTCTGCGTTGGTTAATGATGCAGGCTACCTGACAGCCGCTGGAACCAAAGACTTTGTTGCTAGTGGCACGATTGCCAACGGTGATGTGGTTGTTTTGAATAGCGATGGCACTGTTAGTGTTGCTGCTGGAGTTACTGAAGGTACAGGCACTCCTGCGGTGTTTGAGAGTGGCGGCGTGGAAACCACTTCAAGTGTGTACGATTCTACTTCTCAAAAAGTCGTTATAGCTTACAGAGATGTTGGAGCATTTACTTATTACGGCACAGCTGTCGTCGGCACTGTAAGTGGAACTTCCATCAGTTTTGGAACGCCTGTTGTCTTTGAGAGTGCTAGCACCGATTTTATCTCAGCAACATTTGACAGTACAACCAATAAGGTTGTCATTGCGTACAAAGACGAGGGAAACTCTAACTACGGCACAGCTGTCGTCGGCACTGTAAGTGGAACTTCCATTAGCTTTGGAACGCCTGTTGTATTTGAAAGCGCATCCACTAGTGATGTTTCTGCTACCTACGATGTTAATGCTCAGAAGGTTGTCATTGCCTATAAGGACTTTGCAAATTCTCAATATGGCACAGCCATTGTTGGGACTGTTAGCGGCACGTCTATCAGCTTTGGAACTGCTGTTGTATTCGAGAGTGCGACTACTGAAGACTGCAACATTGTGTATGACTCCAATGCCCAAAAAGTTGTCATAGCATATCAAGACAAGGGTAACTCCGATTACGGCACAGCCATTGTTGGGACTGTTAGCGGCACGTCTATTAGCTTCGGAAGCCCTGCTGTGTTCGAAAGCGCAGCTAGTAGAGACTACTCACTGGCATACGACTCAAACGGACAGAACATTGTCATTGCATACACTGACACAGGCAACTCTAACTACGGAACTGCTGTAATTGGAACTGTAAGTGGCACGTCTATTAGCTTCGGAAGCCCTACCGTATTTGAGTCTGTTGCTTCTTTTTTTGTGTCTGCAACATATGACGCCAACGCTCAAAAAATTGTTATTTCGTATAGAGACGATGGCAACTCAAGCTACGGCACTGTTATTTCTGGCACTGTAAGTGGCACGTCTATTAGCTTTGGGACGCCTGCTGTATTTGAAAGCGCCGTTTCTCAGTATATGTCGTCCACCTACGACGAAAGCGCCCAAAAAGTTGTTATTTCGTACCAAGATAGCGGCAACTCTAGTTTCGGCACAGGCGTTGTATTCCAAAACGAATCGACAAACGTAGCCGACTGGGTAGGCATCGCCGCTGAAGGTATTGCTGACGCTGCAACAGGTGCTGTTAATCTTGCTGGTAGCGTAAACTCTCAGCAGTCTGGCCTTACGATTGATGCGACGTACTACGTCAATGACGCTGGCAGCCTGACTACGACGGACACAGGATACCTTGTAGGCCGTGCTGTTGCTGCTGATAGTATCCTGATCTCTGATCCTCTACCAGCGCCTCCTAAATCTGGTACGCATAACTTTGTTGCTTCTGGTACTATCGGCAATGGTGACTTGGTAGTTGTGAACTCTGACGGGACTGTGAGTGTTGCCGCAGAATCGAGTGTAGATCAGGGGGTAGGCAGCCCTGTTGTGTTTCAAAGTGGGTCTACCACCTACACCTCAGCCACTTATGATGCTAACGCTCAGAAGGTTGTTATAGCTTACCGTGAAAATTCCACCACCGACTACGGCACTGCTGTTGTTGGCACTGTGAGTGGAACAAGCATTAGCTTCGGTACTCCTGTAGTTTTTGAGAGTGCGAGTACTATTCACATTTCAGCTACTTATGATGCCAATGCTCAAAAGATAGTTATAGCGTATCAAGACCTTGGCAACTCCGACTACGGCACTGCTGTTGTTGGCACTGTGAGCGGAACAAGCATTAGCTTCGGCAGTCCTGTAGTTTTTGAGAGTGCGGGGAGCGGGGAGGTGTCAGCCACCTATGACGCTAACGCCCAGAAGGTTGTTATAGCTTATAGAGACAGTGGCAACTCTAACTATGGCACTGCTGTTGTTGGCACCGTGAGCGGAACATCTATCAGCTTTGGCAGTCCTGTAGTTTTTGAGAGTGCCAGTAGCAATGAGTTTTCAGCCACTTATGACGCTAACGCTCAAAAGGTTGTAATAGCTTACGGTGACGCTGGTAACTCTACTTACGGAACTGCTGTTGTTGGCACTGTAAGTGGTACATCTATCAGCTTTGGCAGTCCTGTAGTTTTTGAGAGTGCTTACACCTTGCAAATCTCAGCTACTTATGACGCCAATGCTCAAAAGATAGTTATAGCGTATCAAGACTTTGGAAACTCTGGCTACGGCACATCTATTGTGGGAACCGTAAGCGGAACATCTATCAGCTTTGGCAGTCCTGTTGTGTTCTTAAGTGCGAGCGCCAGCAGGGTCACAGCTACTTATGATGCCAATGCTCAAAAGGTTGTTGTAGCTTATAGAGACGGTGGCAACTCTAGCTACGGAACTGCTATTGCAGGCACTGTAAGCGGTACCTCTATCAGTTTTGGCAGCCCTGTTGTGTTTGAAAGTGCGCTTACCTTAGAGCTAACAGCCACTTATGACGCTAACGCTCAGAAGGCTGTTATAGCTTATAGAGACACTGGCAACTCTGACTATGGCACCTCAGTTGTTTTCCAAAACGCTTCAACCTCCACCAACCTCACCGCCGAAAACTACATCGGCATTTCTGACGGTGCTTACAGCGACGCAGCCACAGCCACTGTTCAAGTTGCTGGTGCTGTAGATGACGCGCAGTCTGGACTGACCGCTGGAAAGTCGTACTACGTCCAAGGAGACGGAACCCTTAATACAACGCCTGACGACCCAAGCGTGTTCGCTGGAACGGCAGTTTCAGCCTCAAAAATCATCGTGAAAGGATAAACCCTGATGAAAACTCTAACTCGTAACGACAACAACATCTCGCTGTACATCTTTGATGATGCAAAGCCTGTGGCGGTACAAGCTGACCGCACTGTGGTTGGCAACCCAGAGGAACTCATCATTGCTGACTGCAACTCTGGCAACGTAACGCTGCATGAAGGCGTCACACCACCAGCAGATTGGGCTGGCTGGAAGTACTTTTTTGATGGCACAACTTGGACACTAAACCCAGATTGGGTAGACCCTACCCTGGAGGAGTAAGCAACAAATGCTTGGGTTTTCGCCTTTAGCCAGTACAGCGCTTGCTGATGACGTAGTCGGAAACAGCATTTCAGTTAATGCAATCTCGACAACACCAGTAATATCTGGCGTTACAATCTTTGAAGATGAAACCTTTTCTGCCGATAGCATCTTGGCGGGTGAGCCAGTTATTACGTCAGTAAGCGCTAACGTCGCATATTTACTTGGCGCTGAAGGCATCACCACAACGCCGACAATCGGTGGCGTATCTCCTATATTCCAACAAGTCATTGTCGCTGCCAGCATTGATGCTGGCACGCCTGTCGTGGAAGACGCGAGCGCAGAGGTCTTATCTAACCTTGCCGCAAACGACGTGTCGTCTGGCATTCCATCTGTTGAAAGCGTCCAGCTTGTTAAAGTTTCCGTATTCAGTGCTGATGGCATTTCCTCTACGCCAATTGTTGATGATGCGCCTGTCGCATTTAAAAACATTCTTGAGGCTGTCAGCATTATCTCTGGCCAACCCACAATGCCAGTCCGCTTCCTGTGGGAGGCCGAGGGGGTGACACCAGAGGCGTGGAGTGATATAAATAATACTGACAGCGAGTGGACTGACGCCACTGACGCGTCAAAGCATTGGAGCGACGCAGCGTAATGGCCGACACAAACACAACTACATTTAACCTTATTAAGCCTGAGATCGGCGCCTCTGAAGATAGTTGGGGCAATAAGCTAAATACCAATCTTGACAGCATTGACGGTCTTCTGGACGGGACAACGGCAATTAAACCAAACCTTACTTCTGGGGAGTGGAAGGTTGATGGCGTTGCGGTTACAGCATCCGCTGCTGAGATTAACATCTTGGACGGGGTAACGGCTTCTGCGTCTGAGCTGAACTACTTGGATATTGCTACCCTTGGGACGAGCCAAGCCAGCAAGGTGGTAACGTCAACAGCTGGCAACGTAGTGAACATTAGCGGCGACCTAAATGTTTCGGCTGACATGAAGGCCGCGTCTTACGTTGAAACGCATGTCTCACTTAGCGGGACAACGCCTGCGCTTAACTGCGCAACGGGGAACTCATTTGCAATTACGTTATCTGGAAATACTACGCTTTCATTTTCCAACGTTCCTAGTGGCTCGGCCTATTCTTGTGTCTTAAAGGTTGTACAGGGTGCGAGCGCTTACACTATAACATGGCCCGCTGCTGTAAAGTGGGAGGACGGCTTAGACCCTGTTCTGACGGGGAGCGCTGGAGCTGTTGATATTTTCATCTTGTACACCCACGATGGCGGATCAAACTGGTATGGGTTCACGGCTGGGCAGTCTATGACATGAGTACAAGGCAGCTTCTAATCTCTGGGTCGCAAAAGAAGGTGCGAAAGCGCACTTTTATTGCTCAGTTCTACAGCACAACTCTAAGTGTTTTTGAGTGGACGCGTTCTGGCGTTTCGCTGCAAGACAGTATTTCTGGTTTACCCTCGTCTGGGAATGTGAAGTTCTCACCGGCTGGTAACGCCATCGCAGTGGGCGGTAGCGTTTATGCTTGGGACAAATCTTCGGGCATTGGGCCGTTAATATCATCAACCACTGTCAACAGCTTCAGCCCAACTGGCGACGCCGTGCTTGTCGGCTCCGATATTTACGCATTCTCCGGCTCTGGCGTCGGCTCTTTACTTGCGACAACTACGATGTCCGGCAGTTTATCATTTTCCCAATCTGGGAACTATATTGTGTCCGCTGGTTCAAACTTAGAAGTGCAGGAGTGGGACATATCCTCCGGCCTTGGGACTATATACAGCTCAGGGTTTATAAATTTGGGGCCGACGCGCGCGGATATGGGGGTTGACGACAGCCACTTGGTTTCGCTGAATAACAGCGGCACCTTGAGGCTGCACAGCTTCGACGGATCTTCAATCAGCCTTACGTCATCAAAATCAATTGGCATCGATAGTGCAATTAGTGTTCGCGTGAATAAGCGCATGGACAAAATTCTTCTTGCCGCAAATGATAGCAGCGCCCCAACCACTCGCGTTATGATGCTGCCATATGTTCCAAGCAGCAGCATAGGGACCGCCTACCCGCAGCCGAGCTACTACACAGCCAACTCAACATCGGATGACGCGGTTTTTTCCGCGTCCAGCAACATTGTTGTATTTTCTCAGCTGGGCAACTTCGTAATCGCCAAGGCGACCAGCGACGGCTGGGGTGATCTGGTTTACTCAGACAGCGCCTCTGGCAGCTATTTCTCAGATGTAATTGAGGTGGACGCATGACACTTACGCCTCTAACGATCCCCGCAGGCGTGTTCCGCAATGGCACCGACTTGCAATCCTCTGGCCGCTGGCGGGACGTGAGCTTGGTGCGCTGGAACGATGGCGTCATGCAGCCAGTCGGCGGCTGGTCTTTGCGCGCGACGCTGACCAGCGATCCCATTCGCGGTGCGCATACTTGGCAGGATTTAACAGGCGACCGCTGGATCGCCACCGGAAGCGCGTCGGGTTTATTTGTCGCGCCTGCGAGCGGCACGCCAATTGAGATAACGCCGAGCGGATACTCGGCGGGAACGGAAAACGCAGAGGCAAACACTGGCTTCGGCGGCGGCCTTTACGGAACGGCTTATTACGGCGTTCAGCGACCCGAGGGCGGAACAATTGGCGAAGCTACAAGCTGGTCGCTAGACAATTGGGGCGAATACCTCCTTGCCTGCTCGAATGACGATGGAAAGATTTATGAGTGGCAGCTAAATACATCAGCAGACGCTCAAGTTGTCGCCAACGCGCCAGTGGACAACCTTGGGATATTGGTAACTGAGGAGCGCTTCTTGTTTGCCCTTGGCGCGGGTGGTAATCCAAGGAAGGTGCAGTTTTCTGACAGAGAAGACAACACAAGCTGGACGCCGTCGGCGACAAACGAGGCGGGCGACATTGAGCTTCAGACTAGCGGCCAAATTATGTTGGGTCTACGGGTCAGAAGCCAATCATTAATTCTGACGGACACAGACGCGCACACGGCGTCTTATCAAGGCCCGCCGTTTGTCTACGGCTTCGAGCGCGTCGGCTCATCTTGCGGGGTCATATCCCGTCACGCGGCGGCTGCCGCAGATGTTGGCGCGTTTTGGATGGGGCGTGAGAGCTTCTTCATGTTCCGCGGCAATTCCGTTGAGCCTTTGCCTTGCGAGGTCGCTGACTATGTTTTCAACGACATTAACGCCGACCAGAGATCCAAGGTATCCTGCGTTAATAACGGTAGGCACTCTGAAGTATGGTGGTTCTACCCAAGCGCGTCCAGCATCGAGTGCGACAAGTACGTCGCCTATAACTACAGAGAGAACCACTGGCTAACTGGCGACTTGAGCCGCACAAGCGGCGTTGACGCTGGTGTATTTACAAAGCCAATCTGGTTCACATCTGACGGCAAGGCGTACAATCACGAAGCTGCGTTTAACCACGGCGGCGATCCAATTTTTGCGGAAACTGGACCCATAAGCATTGGCGCTGGCGACAATGTTATGAACGTCACGCAGATGATCCCAGACGAAAAAACGCAGGGGCAGGTTACGGCTACGTTCAAAACGCGCTTTTACCCCAACGACGTGGAACGCGAGTACGGCCCCTACACAATGAGCGCTCCGACATCTGTGAGGTTTACTGGCCGCCAAGTGCGTATGCGCGTAAACGGCACAGATTTAAACGACTGGCGTTTCGGTGTTGCTCGGGTAGACATTAAGCCGAGGGGCAAGCGGTGACGGCTCCCAGCTTCCCTCCTATTGGGCCAGACCTTTCCCTTTGGGCAAAGCAATTAGTCCTCGCCCTTCAGCGCTCGTGGACTAGATTGCAGTTCATCTCCTCTGGCGACACGGCTTCCGGGAATGGCGTGATAATGTGGGACAACGCAAACGGCTACCCGGTGGTAAGTAAAAACGGCGAGTGGCGTCAGATTGTGCTTGAGGATGGCCAGTATGCTGGTGGCATTACAACGGATCAAACTGCGGCAGCTACAAGCACCGCCTACGCTTTGACGTACACATCAAGCGCTGCCGATGGTATAACAAACGGCACACCAGCCTCGCGCTTGGTGTTTGAGGAAGCTGGCCAATACATGGTTAGCTTTTCGGCGCAAATTGCGTCCACATCCAGCTCAACTGTAAACTTCTGGTTTTGGCCTCGCGTCAACGGCACGGACGTTGCTGGGTCAACGATGAAGAACGCACTGCATCAAAACGGGGCGACGCTTGTTGTGTCTCGGTCAGCGATATTTAACTTTGCCGCCGGAGATTACTTGGAGGCCATGTGGGCTGTTGACAGCACCAGCGGATTTCTTGATGCAACTGCGGCAACGGCGTTTGCACCCGCAGCACCAG